CGCAACGCGATCCAAAAACTGTATGGCTTTACCCGCGAGCAAAAGAAAGCCGAGTTGGTGCGGTTAATCGATCTTGGTGCAGCGAACATAACAGATCTCATTCAGGAGAGTGGATTTTCCAAAAACGATGTTTACGAATTAACACGAGAGCTAGCGACGGAGAAGAGGATACGTGAGGCGGTTATGATGTCAATAGGCGGCAATGGCGTTGGTCGGCCAACAGTTTGCTACTTTTCAATCGAAAAGTAAGCAAAATCACCTTTTTACCCCCCTAAAAGGCAATCAATTCATGAAAAAAGTATGATTTCGGCGGTATGAAAACGAGCCCATACGGTGTCAAACAGATAGCTAAACGTGAAGGCTCGGTGCTTCATGTTTACAAGGATTCCAAAGGACTGCCCACAGCCGGCGTCGGCCATTTACTTTCGGCTGGCGAAAATCAGCTTTATCCCGTCGGCTCCAAGATCACGCAGGCCCAAAGCGATGATTGGCTGATTACCGATCTCAGGGAAGCCGAAGACGCCGTTAACTCGATCGGCGTGGATCTTACGCAGAATGAGTTCGATGCCCTGGTATCACTGACGTTCAATATCGGCGTTGGTGGATTTGAGCACTCTAGTGTAGCCCGTGAACTCAAGAAAGGGGACAGTAAAATGGTCGTGGCAAGTGCCATTCTTTTGTGGGACAAGCCTCCGGAGATACGGGGCCGGCGGCGCACCGAGTACAACCAATTCTTAACACCCTATAAACAAGTTTCGGCGGCGGTAGCATCCGATAATCCTACAAACGATAGCGTCATATCTGACGCAACTAGCGATCCGCTACAAAGTGATACGTCAGGAACGCCGCCGCCGATCACTACATCAGTCGAAAAGGTAGAGTCACAGGCCACGCAAACAGATTCCACGACCTCGGTCACGCAAACGACCGTTACAGCAGAACAGCCGAAAGGCGATGGCCCCGAGGTCATGCCAACGCAAATATCGCAAAACGGACCACTTGCCAAGTGGCTTGTCGGTAGCGGCATTGGTACGACTATTGGGGGCTCGGTTCTTGGTTGGCTTACGGGACATCTGGATTCTACAGCTATCATCGTGCTCGCCGTTGTTTTCCTGATATGCGTTTTAATATTTCGGGGAACGATCACGGACGCCATACGGATGCAGACAGCGGCGAATCCAGATATGAAAAATGTGAGTTAGCAATATGAACGGACATCAGCAGCATCAGCATATTGAAATCGGTTTTTCGAGCGAGGTGATGGCTCTACTCGGAGGAGTTCTCAACATCCATCAGCAATTAAACTCAATTGAAAGGAAGGTAGATAAAATTATGGCAACACAGGCAGAATTTGACGCTCAGATACAGGCAGCCAACGACAAATTGGACGCCCTCGGAGTCGCTATCCAGGCAGAGGCCGATCAGGTAGCGGCAGCAATCGCAGCACTTCCCGCAGGCGTAGATACGTCCGCACTTGATGGCGTGGTTACACGGCTCGGAGCGGCAGCGGATTCAGTAGGCAACATCTTTACACCGCCAGATACGACACCGGCAGAACCCGCACCGTAATGATCAAACTCGACTGGGGCAACATCTGGGCGAGCATCACCAGCAAGACGGGGCTGATCATTATCGGCCTCGTCGGGCTGCTTTTGCTTGGTTGGTGGCTGATCACAGCGGGCGAATCGTGGTACAGCACGCGGCAGATCGATAAGTTGAAAGCAAACGTCAACACCGCATTGAAAGCCGTCAACGCAGCCCAAGCTAATGTTCAACAGGACAAGATAGACGAGGCGGTAAAGCTCGAGGAAGTGAAAGCGGCCACGAATCAATACGTCGAGGCGGTCAACGCCACGGACACAGCGAGGGCCGAGACGAATCGGGCATTGACGAATCTATCAAACGCTGTAAACGCGAATCATCCGGTTAATATCACGGCTGATGATCTTCAAAAGCGATTAGACGAGTTGGATAAGTAAACATGGCAGAAACAGGGCTTGAAAACTTAATTCGAGGGGACGGCTCTAGCAGTAACGCTGGTTGCGTCGGGCCGGCTATCGCGAGCCTCGTTTTTATGCTCGTGTTGCTAGTGGGACTCGGATTGCTTGCTTCGTATTGCAGTCCGGCTCCAGCCGATAATTCAAATCAGGAATCAACCCATCAGCGATGAAAATATTTTTAATCATCGTCATTCTGTTATTCGCTGGCCTGTCGATCAATGCGCAATGCACGACTCAAGCCGGCTATGTCTGCATCACGCAAGCCGCGGCTAATGACATTGCAAAGAACCTGGACGAACTAAAGGCCGCTCGAGATGTCATCGCGAAATTCACAGCAGAACGATCAGCAACAGATGCCGAGCGACAAGCGGCAACTGTATTACTGAAAGCCGCCAACGACGCCCTCGATACGCTCGCTAAAGGCATTGCCGATCGCGAGAAGTTAATCGATCTTCAAGCTAAGACGCTCCAGCTCTATGCGGATCTGGTCGAGAAGATGACGGCCAAGTTAAACGCCCCAAAGTCAGCATGGGCGAAGTTTGTGGAAGCTGTGGAAAAGATAGCAATTTTAGCCCTCGGAATTTCTATTGGTCGCGGTTTATAACAGTTTTGCGTTCAGGTCATGGCAGATAATTCCGACCTGATTTAGTGGGAAACAACAACAAAACACGTGTTACGTATGCATCCGTGAGCCGAGTACGTTGGAAACCTGAACGCAAATTGAACTAATGCAGCGCATGAACCATAGGAAAACAGTTGATGCGATATTTATGATTTTGGAGATTACCGCCTGGGGCGGATTGATTTATCTGGCATGGCAATTGTTAGCGTCAATGTCGTGATAAATATGCAGAGTGTGTAGAAAGTGCTGATCGCCTTATTCAGCGGAAGGTAAGGAGGCAGCATGGTACAAGGGAAGAAGAGTGTTATGGCTGATGGGCAAGACGCAGCAAAGGTCGTGGTATATCCGCCGTTATGGTCTGCCTCGCTTAATAGCGAGGGCGACTCGGAAATACGTAAAGCGTCATGGTTCAAACAGAAACTCTACGATGTGGGGATATTTGATATGAGCGGATCTCCCAAAGATACCGGCATTCGGCTCAATTATTCAACGGCGATCTTTTACATCATGCTATTGACAGCGGTGGCCGGTGGATGGGTATGGACCTGGCAAACGGCGAAGCAGGTCGGTATCGATCAGCAAAAAATAGCAGATGATCAGGAAAAGCAGAATATGCTCATCGAGCAAATGAAGCAACAGATAATTAGTGCTCAAGCGGACGCCGCCGAGGCTAAGAAATTCGGCATTTACGCAGCGGCGGGCGCCGATGAACAGAACGGCCACAAGCCTAATCAACAAAAACAGGAGAAAAAATAACCATGCCCCATATTCTCAGCGAGATGCTCGACAAGATAGACATGATGGCCGGAGATGCCTCGGCCGGAGCGTTAATAGATCTACGCGTGGCCGTTGTTGCCGGCGATGCGTCACTGTCAGGCTTCGGCAATCATACGCGTATGCACGCTAAACTGAACGAGATACAAACGTGGCTGGTCGATAACTCGACAAGCTCGCTCGGGGCGGCCGATACAGTAACAGGCTATACGGGCGAACTTGATGCTTTGATGTAGTTTGATATTTGAATAACGGCGATGCCCAACGGTCCCGATTGGACAATTGAAGCCTATATAGCTCATATCGAGGCGTTGCGTGACGCTGCACGGCAGTTTCAACTCGAACGTGATCTGCGGTATCAGGAGCGATTCGAAGCTCAGGAGAAGGCTCTACGGGTCGCCCTCGCTAATATCAATGACCAAGTTGCGAAAAGTGACCAGTCATATAATCTTCGGTTCGATCAGGTCAACGAATGGCGGCGAACTTACTCAGATCTTGTGACCGGCACAATGTTACGAAGCGAGATCGAACAGCGGTTCATATCGATAGAATCGAAATTTGAGCAGAGATGGGCGAGCAACGATTCTAAGATCGACGAGATCGCCGGCAGATTGGACCGCACGGATGGCAGGTCGGCGAGCTTGAGTGCGACAAAGGTCAATGTACTCGCCGCATTAGCAATTCTCGGGACGGTCGCCGGCATCATTGGAACGATCGCAGCGATTCTTGGTAAATAAGGAGATTTTATGAAAGAAGTTGTTCTGTATCTATCGCTGATTATTTGTGTGGTCGGCGGGCTTTTGTTTTTAGTCTTAAAGAGTCCGGGTCAGGCTGATTACAAAGCTTTAGCGAAGGATATGTTTTGGGTGGGACTGCTCGCCTTTCTGTTATCGAAATAAATGCCGATACCGCTTACTTTCAAGATCCTGCAAAAGCCGCCAAGTGCCGCCGAATTTGACAAACAAACGCGGTTCGGCACTGCAGTCGGGCTTACGGCCACGGCCAAACAAGGGCAAGAGGCCGTGTTCGGTGCCCTTCGGGGCCTTTTCACTTTACGCGGCTCGTGGTTTCAGCAACAGAACAAGTTCGGCATCAAGGTCAAACCGGCGACAAAGACGGACCTAGCTGCCGAAGTGCGAACGCAGGCCGACTGGCTGCTCAAACAGATCCACGGCGGCGACGTTTTCCCCTATAAAAATTTTCTCGCAATCCCGACGGAAAATGTTCGCCGCAGGAAATCGACGCAGATTATCCCGAGGGCACAGCGGCCGAAGAATTTGCTCAATGCGTTCGTGGTCAAGAGCCGCAAATCGGGCGTCAGTGTCCTTATGCAGCGAAGAGGCCGCGGCAAGAACAAAGGTCTCGTAGCGATGTATATTCTGGTGAAAAAGGTTCGAATAAAGCCGACGGATGCGTTCTATAACCCGATCTCGAAGGTAGTACAACGTCGCGGAGCACAAAACATCCTTGATGGCATCGAAAGGGCATTCGCAACTGCAAAATGAACGGAGTGGCAACAAAAGCACGACCGCAAACTACCGAGCTGCTTTCGATCAGCGAGATCGCCAGGCGGTGCGGGATCCATCGTCAGACCTGTGAATCGCGGCTCGACGATCTCGGCTATGAGCCAGACGAATCATCGACGGCGAAGCTAAAGCTTTTCCCGTTCGATAACGAGATGCTTTTCGCCATTAAGGCGGCGAAAGACAGCCTTTCGGCGGCAAAGATCCGCGAAGTCCGGGCATCGTCTCAGCTCAAAGAATTAAAACTTGCTGAGGCCCGCGGGGAACTGGTGCCTATACATGAAGCGATCGAGATCGTTCAAAAGATCGTCGGCTCGATCTATCAGGAATTCACTATCCGGCAGCCGAAGCGAATTGCTCCGCGGCTCGCAAAGGCAAAAAACGTGACGGCGGTCAAAAAGGTCCTGAAAGCAGACACTGACCGGATAATGAAAGGCCTGAGAGAGAATTTTGAACGGTTTATCACATAGGAAATGGGCTATTCCTCAACAGCACGCAAAGCGGTCAGAACTGGCATCGAGCTCGCGATACCGCATGAGATGTCGACTCCGGAATGGGCTGAGACATATCGCGTCGTTGATCGCGGTGCTCGCAAGGGCCGCTGGTCTAACGACACCGTGCCGTTTCTGACCGAGATCATGGCGGCGGCGGACGACCCGGCCGTGCGTGAGATCGTCTTTCAAAAATCTTCGCAGGTGGGCGGCTCCGAGGTGATCAATAACATCATCGGCAAACGCATCCATCTCGCACCGACGCAGATCGGTTATGTCGCTGAAAAAGAAGACAAGGCAACCGCCTGGACGCAAGAGTCCTTCGACTCGATGGTGCGTGCAACGCCCGAGCTTTACAGGCTGGTCCGCAAAGAGCCCGAGTTCAATAACCAGAAGTTCAAAGGCTTCGCTGGCGGCGGTCTTTATATTCTCTGGGCGACGTCGCCCGCCGAGCTCTCATCGCGGCCGCTGCAGGTCATCGCCTTTGATGAAAAGGCAGCTTACAAACCGACGAAAGAGGGCGACTCGGTAAAGCTCGGCCAGGCACGCCAGAAAACATACGACGGCGAAGAGCTTGTTATTTTTAACTCAACGCCGCGTCGGTGCGACTGCAATGGCAGCGAGACCTGCGGTGATATCACGCACGACTATGCACGCGGCGATCAGCGAGAGTTCTATGTCGCGTGTCCGCATTGTGACGAGTTTCAGACGCTGAAATTCGGCGGCAAAGACTGTGCTTTTGGGCTGAAATGGGACCCGGAAACACCCGAGACGCCCTGGTATCTCTGCGAATACTGTCATGCGGTAATCGAGGAATTCGACCGCGAGGACATGCTGGCAAAAGGTTACTGGCGAGCGTCGCAACCGTTCAACGGTGTCGCGAGTTTTCGGATAAATCAGCTTTACTCGCCGTTCGTCTCCTGGGGCCGCATGGTCGTCGATTTTCTCGAGGCGGTCAAGTCCGTGCCAAAGCTCGAGGTATTTACAAACACCGTCCTCGGCGACGTCTGGAAACCGATCGAGCAGATCGAGTACGAGCAGCTCGCCTTTAACGTCGAAAGCTATCCGGCCGACGTGCCGCCCGGCGTGCTCGTGCTGACCGCCGGCGTCGACGTCCAAAAAGACCGCATCGAGTGCGAAGTCGTTGGCTGGGGAAAGAATGACGAGTCCTGGTCAATCGATTATCGCGTTTTTCAAGGTGAGACAGGCCTCGACGTCGGGACGTCCGACGACGATATCGAGGACGACGGTGAACCGCTCTCGAGCGTTTGGGACGACCTTGCCGATTATCTCGCCGGCAGCTTCGCCGGCGACACGTTCCGCGTGCAGTGCGTTTGCATCGACTCGGGCTATCTGACGACGCGTGTTTATAAATTTTGCAAGCAATATTCACGGCGCCGCTATTTCGCGATCAAGGGTATGTCGGACCCGTTCAAGCCGCTGGTTTCAAAGCCGACGATGTCCGGCCGCAACCCGAAAGTGCGTCTTTTCCCGATCGGCACCAACGCCGCCAAGGACGAGGTCTTTGCCGCACTCAAAACCGAGAGGCCCGGCCCGAGCTATTGCCACTTTCCGGACCGCCAGCCGTACACCGAGGACGCTCACATGAAACAGCTCTGCAGCGAACGGATGGTAACGCATGTTCGCGGCGGCCGTCCCTATCGTGTTTATGAAAAAGTCGGCCCGAACGTCCGCAACGAAGCACTCGATGTCCGCGTCTACGCAACCGCCGCCCGAGCGATCCTCAACCCGAACTATGAAGCGATCGCAAAGCGACGACTGCAACACGTCGAGGCGGCAGACGCGGACATCGCTCAAGATGTCGCCTCAAATGAGGTTGAAAATAACGCAACGCCACCGTCACCAGCGGGAAAGGTCGTTCCGTTTCGAGGGAGTCTGACAAAGAGCAATCCGTTTAGGGGATATAAACCATGAGAACAACCGAACCAACAAGCATCACACAGGCCGAGGCCCTCGAATGGAAACGCGGCTTTTCAAACTACCCGGCGACGCTCTGGACGCTGCAGTACCGTTTTCGCGGACCCGGCACGGGCTTTAATGTCGCTGGCGTGGCTGACGGTAATGGGTTTGTTATCTCAGTGCCGACGACCTCGACCGACGAGCTCGCCACGGGCGATTATCAATGGCAGGCATGGGTGACGGAGATCGCCGACTCGACGAATGTTCTGATGATCGACGAGGGCGTGATGAACGTTCGCCGCGGCTTTACGTCGGGCGACATCGGCACGGTCGAACTGCGATCGCCCGCGAAGCAGATGCTCGACTCGATCAATAGTGCCCTCTCTGCCTTTGCGACGAGCGATGTAACAGCATATGAGATCAGTACCCCGGCAGGCACCCGCAGGGTCACACGCTCGGACAAAACACAACTGCTGTCGATGCGAAAAGAATACGCGACCATTGTAGAGAACGAGCTCGCCCGCGAACGTGCCCGGCAAGGCAAGCCGCTAATGGCGAGCATTCAAATGAGGGTTTACGATGAATAAACAACCGAAAAAGAAACTAGCGGCCCGGCTCTATGACGCCATATTTCAGCCGGAAAAGATGAACCGCCACTATGCGGCGGCCAAGGCCAGCCGCCTCAATGCAGGCTGGTCGACGATTCCGACGGGCGTGAATTGGGAAACCCGCGTCTCGCTCCCGGCTTTGATCGCACGCTCGAGGCAAGCGGCCCGCGACGATCTGCATATCGTAAATTATCTGCGGCTGATGCGTGCGAATGTCATCGGCTGCGAGGGCATTCAACTTCAATCAAATGCCCGCAGCCCTCGCGGAAAACTGAACGTAAAGCTTAACGCGATGGTCGAGGACGCCTGGTCGAAATGGACTTACGCTGAAACATGCACGGTGAGCGGGAAACTCGACTGGAAAGGCGTTCAGGATCTTGCGGTGACGCAGATCGAGCGAGACGGGGCGTTTCTGATCCAGATGATCGAAGCCGACAACGAATTTGGCTTTGCCTTAAAAACATGGGATGTGCTTTGGCTCGATCACACTTATAACCGGATATTAAACAACGGTCATCGCATCATCATGTCGATCGAGATCGACGCAAACGGGAAACCTGTTACATATTGGCTAACAACACCATTTACCGAGATTAATTTCACAGCCGAGCGGATTCGCATTCCCGTTCCCGCCGAGCAGATGATCCACGGCGTGCTCTACCACGATGACGAATCGCAGGTTCACGGCATTCCCGGCACGGCGTCGGCACTGCTACCCGCGAAAAATGCTCTCGGGTATTCTGAGGGCGTAGTCACTCAGGCACGCGTAGGGGCGAATACCTTTGGCGTGCTCGAGAACACAGTACCAGACGGCGAGTTTTCGTATAACGGGGCAGAGAATGCGGAGGGCGTCGAGCAGCACCCGTATATCGAGTCGTCACCGCTGTCGATCACGCCTCTGCTGCCCGGCTGGAAACTGAACCAATTCGACCCGAAACAGCCGACGCAAAACCATTCAGAATTCAAGAAAACACTCGACATGGATATCGCGGTCGCGCTCGGACTGCCATATTTTCTGCTGATGGGCAATTGGGAAGCCGTTAACTTCAGCTCGTCACGCGGCGGGCTCGGCGAGTTTCGCGAGCGGTGCAAAGGGTATCAGTCGTTCATCGCTACAACGCTTTGCCGCCGGGTGTTCAATACATGGCTCCGGCAGGCATGGCTAAAGGGCCAGCTAGCGATCACCCCTGCTGAATTCGACGAAGTTCAAAACCCGGACTGGACGCCACGCGGGTTTGATTACATCGACCCGCTCAAGGACATCGAAACCGACGTGATCGCCCTTGAGAATAAGCTTTCCACCTATGATGAGATCCTTGCCCGGCGAGGCGTCGATCTCGAGGACCATCTTGATGCGCTGGTCGCCGAGCAGAAACTGGCCAAATCAAAAGGCGTCGATCTCCAGCCGGTTACAACCATCAAGGTCACCGAAAACGCACCGGCTCCAGCCGGGGATACGCCGCCCAAGGACAATTCAGGCGGCAATACCGGCACCAAGCAACCACAAGATAATGCGGCCAAAGGCTACTCGAACGGCAAATATGTGAATTAGGAGACCTTTTTACCCCCCTACGATTTTATTTAATCTCTTCTCTGATAAATTCACGGGCTATACAGAACTTTCGTTTTGTATGGCCTTTCTTTATGCCCGAAAACCTAACGCGAGATCAGATAATCCGCAAGGCTACGACCGAGACGCACAAACGCTCTTTTACGATCGAGCGCGCAGACCCGACAGCGACAGACAACCGCACAGTGGAGCTTGCCTTTGCGTCCGACCTTCCGTGCGAGCATTTCTCTTACAAGCTTTTTGATTATATCGACGTCTCACTCTCGATGGCCACGGGTGCGATGCGAACCGACCGACTCGCGAGCGGTGCCGCATTGCTTGCCGATCACAACCCGACGGACCAGATCGGCGTCGTGGAAAGTTTTTCGGTGGACCCGAAGGACGGCATGGCGAGGGCAGTCGTCCGCTTTTCAAAATCTGCCAGAGGCCAGGAAATTTATCAGGACGTGATCGACGGCATTCGTCGCAATGTGAGCGTCGGGTTTTCGATATACAAGCTCGTACTCGAAGAGGAGAACGATGCTGACAACGATCTTTACAGGGCGGACGACTGGGAACCGTTCGAGCTCTCGATAGTATCCATCCCCGCTGACATCAGCGTTGGCGTCGGCCGATCGGCCGAATTCAATAAATCAGAACCAACACTGGAGATTCAAACAATGGCTAAAGAAGAAATGGAAAAACCGGAGTCTCCGGTTGTGGAAACGGAAGTTCAGACCCGCGATGCTGAAGACGCTCGCAGGGTCGCGGACGTTCAAAATCAGATCAAGTTCGGAGCCACGTTCGGCTTTGAAAAAGAAGTTCGGGAAGCCTCCCTGGCCAATTCCGATTTCACGATGGCCGATGCCCGCATGCTTGTGCAGCAACTAAAAGCCAAAGCTGACGATATTGCTACGCGGGTTTCGCCACCAAGGCGGATCACCACTGATGCACGAACGCTCGGCGGTGCGTTCGTCTCGTCAGGCGAATATCAAAGCATCGTACCGAAGTCGAGACAGAAACGCAGCATCTTTGTTGAAACAGATATTTTACCCAGCCAGATGTATCGCACAACGTACAGCGGCACGGGCGACTCTCTTACTGGCTATGACCGCGTACCGGGAATTGTTGAGCTGGGGCAACAGCCGCCGACGGTCGCTGACCTGTTCATGCAGGCAACGACCAACTCGCCGACTGTTCGCTATATGCGGGAAGCGTCATACACGAACGCAGCGGACTGGACGACTGAAGGCGACGACAAACCCGAGGCCGCATTCGATCTTGAAGAGGTCGATGCAACAGTTCGCAAGGCGGCCGTATGGTCAAAGGTCACAGACGAGACCCTCGAAGATTTCAGCGACATCCGCCCGTACATTGATCAACGCCTTTCGTTCATGCTCCGTACAAAGATCGATTCCGATCTACTCAACGGAACCGGCACAGCTCCGCAGATAGCGGGCCTGCTCGGGACCACCGGCATCCAGACCTCAGAAATGGCCAGCAATACCGCAGCCACTTTCGCCAACGCGATCCTGCACGCGATCACGCTGGTCCGCTCAGTAGGTTTCTTTGAGCCTGATGCGATCGTGATGCACCCGAACGATTATGAAAAGCTGCGACTTGCCGTGGACGGTAATACTCAATATTACGGCGGCGGCTTTTTCCAGAACCAGTACGGGGTCGGCCCGACGCCTACAGCCCCGCCGATCTGGGGTCTCCGTGTTGTGCAAACGACCGCGATTAGTGAGATCGACCTTGCGACGCCGGCCGCTGGAAACAAAGGTCCGATCGTCGGTGCGTTCAATCTCGGCGGCGCGGTGTATTACCGAAACGGCCTTGCGATCGAGTCGACGAATACGGACGGTGATGACTTCATCATGAACTTAACGACGATCCGGGTAGAGCAAAGGCTTGCGCTGGCTGTGTATCGGCCCAAAGCTTTTTGCCGAGTCATCAACGCAGCGTAATAAACAACAAAGGGGAAGTCTTATGATTCCGGACAAGGATTATTACGTGGACGCTAGCGGCAAACTCACGGACGACCCGGCGAAGTATGCAGCACAGGTTGCGGTCGCCGGCGTCTTTCTCGATGAACGCCATGCTAAACGATACGGCATCTCGGACGTCCTTGTATCAGTTGATGAACCTGGAGCATCGCGTCGGGTAATGGGCAGAAACGAATCTTCTGTCCGAATTCAAAAAATTGAGGATAAAACCGAGTCAGCGCCAAAGGCGGAAACGCCGGAAGCAACGTCCACGGAGCCAAAAGCTAAAAAAGGAGCAAAAAGCAAATGAGCCGAATAGTTAAACAAACCACGCCGGGCACGACATCGATCGCGACGACCAGCACCACCGACGAATATTTGATCGCCCCACAGTCGGGCAGACTTGTCTCGGCGTTATTTACTTCGCTGGCGGCTCTGGCCGCTCACGATACGAACTTTGTGACGTTCACGATCACGAACCTCGGGCAAGCAGGTGCGGGCACAGCTGTGATGCTCGCGGCAACCGCCGCGAACACGACCAAGATCACCGGCGGCGCGGCTCTCGTGGCCAACGCGAAACGAGCACTAGTGCTGACCACCGTGGCAGCGGACAAGGTTGTAGTCGAGGGTGATGTCTTACTGGTTCGCTTTACGGCGGGCGGCACGTTGGCCGGTGCCGTGACGCGGCCGATGGTTCAGATCGGGGTCAAGACGACCGGGCAAGCACGGGGATAAATGATCGGTGATGAGGACCTCGCGCATATCTTTGCAAGCGGTGACTTTGACGAAGAGGTTATCTTCGCAACATCACCCGATGAGACGAACGTGCGGGCATGGTTCACAGCAAAGACCGAGGGGAGCCAGATCTACGGCGTCGATATCGAGGCCCAATCGCCGACGCTGATGCTGCAGACCTCGGATGTGCCGACGAGAGTGGTCGGCCTGACGGTCACGGTTCGCAGCGTCGATTACACGGTCCAAAAAGCCGAGAACAATGGGACAGGCGTTTCGACGCTTTATTTGAAAACTTAAGATGGCCGATTCGATAGAGCAGAAACTGGTTTCGGCGATCCTGACACGGCTCAAGACGATCAGGACGACGGCTCCGAATCTGGTTGGCTATCAAACCGACATCGGCGTCAACGTCGAGGATTCTCAAACGAATTGGAATGAGGACGAGCAGTTGCCGGCCATCAGCGTCTTTACGGGTACGACCGAGACGCAGGATCCACCGAACGAGGCCATTGACAATACAAAGATCAGAATTCACCTGATGCCGGTGATGATCAAGGTCTTTCTCAAAGCGGGAACGGATGCGGCGAATGCCAGAATGGCCATCTCTGATATCTTCCGAGCCATTCGCCAGGACGACCACTGGACAGTATCGGCAGTAGAACTTGCGATGTGGACGCAGCAAAAGAATCACGGGATCGAGTATTCGGACAGCTTTGAGATAGTCGGGGCACAGGTTGAGATCTCGATCGCGTACCACAGTCTTAAATTCAATGCGGAGAGCTAAATAAAATTTATGCCAAAAATAGTAAAGGTCAAATTACACGCCCGGTCTCACGTCCACGGCGAGGCCCGCAATAAAGGCGAGATCGTCGAGTTGCCCGAACTGGCGGATGACGGCCTGCCTCTGGCTTCTGTCTTTGGCGAGATCGTCGGAGCGGCCGAGGCAAAACCTGCGGATGTCGCACCGGCCGCAGAAGAAGACGAAGAAAGTTAACTAACAGCAAAGAGGAACGATCATGGCATTTACCGAAACAGTAACTTACGTTTATAACCGCGGCCAGCTCTGGATGGGCGACGCGATCGCGGGCGGTATGCCGTCCAGTTTTCCGATCGACATCGCGGCGATCGACACGTTCGAGATCACGCTAACTCCGTCATATGTCGAGCATGTCCAGAAACAGACCGCAGTCGCCACGAAAGATATAAGGGCACTCAGCGAGATCACCGCAACGGGCAAGATCACCTGCTCGCAGCGATCTGTCACGCTGATGACAAGGTGGCTTTATGGTTCGAACACAACCATAGCTGGCGGTGCGCTCTCATCGACGGCGTTCGTCAAAACTCCTGTCGTCGTTGGAGATATTCTACCCATACCAGGCAACCGGACAAAGATGACAGCGGTTGTTGTAACCGATTCCACTCCGACGACCGGAGTATTAGGCACAGACTACGAGCTCGACGCCGACGCAGGCCTTGTTAAAGTTCTGAGCATTTCCACCCTAACGACGATGCCATGGAAGGTGGCAGGAACCGAAGGCGCGGCGACAGGTATCAATATTTTCCAAAGTCCACCCGTGCTGCAGGGCTTGCGTTTCAAGGGCATCAACATCACGAACAACAACGCCATCGAGATCCTCGATATTCCGAAACTTCAACTCAGCCCGGCCGGAGCATGGCAACAGTTGGGCGACGGCACCAGCGTCGCATCGTATGAGTGGGATTTCGAGATCCTTACGGATGCCACGAACCTTGTCTATCCGTTCGGTCGTCAGAAGCTCTAAAGAGAGGAATGAACAACTAGGGCGGTAGCGATGCCGCCCTCCAATTTATGATCAAAGTCACAGGGAAACGGCCTATCAGGTCGACAACCGCACCATATATTTTGGATGACGGTGAGACCGTCGAGATCACCGTCGAATATTTCTCATCGACACCCGGTTATTTGAAACAGCGAATGCTCGAGGCCATGAAAGCCGATGAAGAGTATCAAAAGAAACTCGAAGAGGCCGAGAAAAAAGGCAAGACGCTGCCGCCGAGATTCGTATACGCGACTGACGAGATGGTTCGGGACATCTTCGCTTTGCGCGATCCGGATGGGGAACTCTTCGCCGACGAGAAAGGCAAGCCGATGAAGATCACGGTAGAGAATCTTGACAAGCTCGACCAGCGAAACCTGAACGCGATCCGAACGGCGATCACCGAGGACATCTCGGGAAAAAAATCTCAGCCAGCCGGGTAGCCGATTGGCTCGAGGGGAAACGGCCGCAAGGCAAGTTCACCAAAGACCCGATGCCCGAACGCCTGCTATACGTGCTGGCTAAAGAGTATTGTCAATCGCCGGGCGACGTCGAGAATTGGGAACCGTTCCATTTGAATCGGGCGATCATATTACTCGAAGCTGAGGCCGAGCTGAGACGTCGCGAAGAGAAAAAACGCAAGTAGTAAAGGCCCGCCCGATTAAATTTGGCGGGCATTTTTATTAGATAAAATGGCAAGCTCCGCGGACTATAAACTCAAGTATTCCATCGAGGCAGACGGATCGAAGGCGACGGCCGAGATCAAGAAGGTCGAGACAGCCTATGGACGTCTAGCCAAGTCGACGGCGGGCGTGCAGGCCGGTGCTAAATCGGCCGCGAGCGAGGTCAGCAATGTCGTTGCCGCATTAACAGGCGACAGACTCTCCGGAGCCGCATCTCAAATCACATCCCTCGCTAACGCATTCGGAGCCATTCCTGGCCCTGCAGGCCTCGCTGTCGGAGCCGTCGCATCATTTGGCGTCGCCGTTGTCGGCGTCGGCGGCGCGTTGTTCGAACTGACAAAGCATGCCGCCGAGTATGGCTCGACGATCTACGATGCATCGAAAAAGACCGGCCTGCATGCCGAGACTCTTTCGGCTATGGACCTCGCCGCAAAGCAGAGCGGCACATCGCTAGAAGCGGTTACGACCGGCATCGCAAAACTGACCAAAAATATCGGAGCAGGCACAGACGAGCTAAAGGCTTTCGGTATCACACCAAAGCAGGCCATCGCGGATCTCGACGGATCGCTCGCCAAGGTCTTCAAACGCATCAACGATGCAAAGCCGGGTTACGAGCAGATCACGCTCGCTCAGAAAGCTTTTGGCCGATCGGGTGCGGACCTTATCCCATTCATAAAAGAATTTAACGGCAACCTGCCGGCATTGATCGCGAAATGCAAAGAGTTAGGCCTCACGCTCGGCGACGAGGACGCCAAACAAAGCCACGAGTTTACCGCACAGCTCGCCGAGCTCGAGCAACAGGCACAGACGCTCGGTGTCGCGTTCGCTCACGATCTGATGCCGGTCTTCAAGGACGCGATGCGTGACCTGGAAACTTGGCTTGGTCGCAATAAGGACACTTTCCATGAATGGGGCCAGATCGTCAGCGATATTATCCGCGGCGTCGTGAAGGACTTTGAAGACCTCGGTAAGTCCTATAGCAAAAATAATGATATGGGACTGCTCATGGCCGCCTTGCAGGGGACCGGTGTGGGCCAACTTGTCAGCGGACTTGCATATAAGGGCCAGCAGGAACGCATCGCCAACGCGCCGCCTGCATGGACGGGCCGCGGCTTCCAATTAAACCCTTACACGAACACGCTCGAGGCCCAGCCCGAAAAGCCGCAAGCCCCGTCAGGCATCCCGGATTTTGGGAAAGGCGGCGGTGCCGACAAGTTCAAGCTCAGCCCGGCGGGTAAGGCCCTAGTCGACACGGCAAACAAGATCGGTATATCTCCGCTGGACTTAGCGACGATCATCGGTTTTGAAACGGCGGGAACGTACTCGACCTCGAAGACAAATTCCATCGGCCGCTTTGGCCTGATCCAGTTCGGTAAATCAGAGGCGGCGGCCTATGGTGCGTCAAAGGGCCAATCGTTCGAGACCCAACTCGACGCCGTTGCTAAATATCTCGTTGATCGCTTTACAAAGTCCGGAAAGGAACTCTCTGGGGCCAAATTGCTCGATCTCTATACGGCTGTCATCGCCGGCAGCCCGACCGCATCTGCGACACGCACAGATCAGTACGGTACATCGGCACTCTCGGGCGTTCGCCGCATGCTGCTCGGCGGTACTCAACAAGCTGCTCTCGCCCGATTCTTTGGCGGTAAGGAAAGCAATGTCCCGGGCGACAAGGCCGGCACCGAATATCGCAACTTCGAAAAGGCAGCGAACGAGAAGGCCGAAAAAGACTGGAAAGAATACTGGCAATTTAAAAAGGACATTCAAAAAGAGGGCGTCGACTATCTACTGACGCAGGCCGAGCGCGAGTTGCAGATCATTCAGGATACGGGTGCCGGATATGTCGAGGCCACGCAAAAATCAAAGGCTGTAGCCGATCTTAAACTCCAAAGCTATGCCGACGAGATCACCGCTCTCGAGGAACTCTTCGATCATACGACCGATCTCGACAAGCAAACCGAGATTCGCCGTCAGATCGAGGTTAAGACGATCGAGATGCAGCGGGAGAAGATCAAGATCACTAATGACGAAAGTGATTCGATCGTAAAACTCACCTCGAAATACTACGACTTTACCGAGGGACTTAAAGCCGCACAGCAAGCGACCGAGGATTACATGCAGTCGATGCCGAACGGACTGCCGCCAGGCTTTAAGGGCGGCGTTGGTACAGGAAGCGGTGCATACGAAACTGAGGAAGAACGACAGGCCCGGCTCGGACGCACGATCGGTAGTGGACAGACCCGTGACGCCTTTAGCGATCTGCGTCAGCATTTCGTTGACAAAAACAGCACCGGAATGATCGCTGGCGTCGATGCGATGACACAGGCGTTCTCGCAGCTTGGCCAGGCAGTAGGCTCGGCTGTTGAAGCTTTCGTTTTATATGGCAATGCCGGTGCATCTGTTCGCCAGGTTACAGCACAGATCCTCGCCTCGATCGCGCAACAGGCGGCGGTCCAGGCTATCTATGAATTAGCTCAAGGGCTCGCCGTTCTCGCTCTTGCATTCTTTGGCGTGCCTAACGCTGGCCCGTCGGCCACGGCTCACTTTGCAGCAGCAGCAATGTACGGCCTGGTCGCTGGAGTCACTGCTGTTGCCGGCCGGGGCGTCGCTGGGAATTCGATGAAAGGCGGAGCAGGCGGTGCGAAAGGGGCTGGAGCTCCCGGCTCGACCGGAGCGTATTCGTATGGCGGGACGGACAGCATTAACCAGCACCCGACGCCATACTCGCGGGCATCTGCTGACGCATACATCAGTGGCCATCGCGATCCTTTGGTCGCCGCTATCGATCGCAATACGCAGGCGACGCTGGCTCTGCATAAGAAGATCGACATCGCGAGACCTGGCGACGTTTTGACCCGCGGCATGGATCAAAAGCCGGGAGCAGTTGGTCACCAGGTCATTAAAGACATCGGGCGAAATGCCGCGATCGGGACCGGAATGTTAAAGGCAGCGGGGCAGAGACGATAACAGATGCCATACGACACAATAAATCTGACCGGAATGGACATCAACACTGTTGACTGGACAGGCTCGCGTCTGCGTGTCTCGTTCGGCCACGGTTACGGTGCGTTTGCTCTGACCGGCAATCCGGCGGGTTTGCACAAGTGGAAGATCTCTGACAGTGGTGTCCTGCCCGATCGTGACAGTGCTGACTACGGCCCGATCGACGGCGTGTCTCGTTTCGACTATTACTACAACTTTTTCAAGGACCACACGACCGGGGCCGAAGAGATCTTTATCATCACCTGGCGTGGCAAGAGCTATCACGCATGTTTCTCAGACCCGACGCAAACGTATCAACGTTTTACCGAGGACCTTTTCTCGGGTGGCGTCGACATCCAGCAGCGACGCGTCGCAGGGTTTCCTTATGAGGGCGACGGATCGGTTGATACGACGCCGCCCAGCGTTCCGACAGGATTGGCGGGTGTCGGGTTGACATCGACATCTATTCGGGTGACGTGGGAGCCGGCAACAGATCCTGATTTCGACGTTGACGGCGGTGACTCAGGTTCGTTAACAAGCACACTTGATGGCGGCGACGCAGAGGGTTAATTATGCCAGGAGTAAGAATACAACTTAGACGCGATACGGCGAGCCAGTGGGCCTCGGTGAATCCTATTTTGCGGGCCGGTGAAATGGGCCTCGAAACCGATACCGACAAGATCAAGGTCGGCGACGGCTCAAGCCATTGGAACGATCTTACTTACAAGTTCGGGGCGATCACTAATAACAACACGATCACCGTAACCGGCGGCAACATGGCCGCAGCGTCGGGATTCGCAAATGCGGACGCGATCATTACGCATTTTGGGCTGTCGGATATTCCTGTGTTCATGGATTCGAATATTGCGATACCGTCGCTGAAAACTTTCCCCTCCAACTCGGCATTTGTCCCGGGCGGCGGCAAGTTCGTCAAAAGCAGTTCGGGTGCTATACATTTCGCGGGTCCCGGCCTTGTCGATACAGAATCACAATTACCAGTATTTTCCGGGTTTGCGGCGGGTGACGTCACGTGGACGAGTGCTAATGCCTATGAACGGCCATCAGTCATATCTACGGAACTTTGGGACACGGGAAATACGTCATTAACCGACCGTTTGGATCGGGCAGATAAAGCCGTCGCCTCGGGTGTTCAAATAAAAATCGCTTGTTATCCGCGTGTCATCACGGGCACAGTCACGTTTCGCCAGAACAGAGAGATATTTTTCACAGATGGAGATTACACGAACACAAGCAGTACTCAGCCATTTCTGTTGGATAGCTATATGCATATGCATGGCTCTTGGCTGGCAAAGCTCCACGAAGGCATTACCGCACCATCGAATCAGCTTGTCGGGGTTGTATCGCTTCACGATGCCCTGGAAAGCATTATTGTCGAAAACCTCTGGTTCGAGGGCAATCTGTTTACTACCACTTCCAATGCCGGCGCAACTGTCATTTTGGGCAACGCCCACAACTCGGCTATTAGGAACAATGTATTTTACCGTGTCCATGAGTATGCTACAACTCTTGGCGGGTACAGTGATACCGGGAACTACGCCCTAAACTCCGAGATCAGCGACAACCTTTTTATTAGCTGCGGCCTTCAGGTTACGCCACTGATAAATGGCAAGAACATCCGAATCGTTCGCAACCGATATTATCAGGCGCAAAGTACTGAGTCGCCTAGTTATGCAGTCATTGATATTGAGCCGAATCTGGCCGGTGACATTATTGACGGCCTGATAATCGAGGACAATTATATTGACGCCAGAGATCCCACGCCAGCACCACAGAACTTTGCCACAACCGCTGTGAACACGGGCGCTGACACCGTCACCCTGCCCAATCACGGCATTGGTAGTAATCGGATCGGGCAATTTACCACTACCGGCACCCTTCCTGCAGGTCTCTCGTTAGCAACTGACTACATGGTTATTCCGTTGGATAACAATACGATACAAGTAAAAATTCCCGGCACTTCCACTCCAATAAACATCACAAGTCAGGGAACAGGAACGCACACGTTTACGACTACTCCAAAGTTTGTCAATGGGATTATCGTACAAGCCGGTGGCGCAAACGCGGGGTGCGTAAATGTTAGCGTTCATAAGAACACGATATTTGGCAGTTATCTATCAAATGGAATACAAGTTACAGGTGGTCAATATTTCAACGTCGCTAATAATTATGTTAATTTCGCAGGCCAATCTGCGGTCAATGCAAACCAGATAGCCAACGGAGATTTCAGCAACAACCATGCGTATAAATCAGGCACCGGCGGTGTAAAAACTTATACTTTTCTTGGGTGCAGTGACTGTTTTATTGACGGTCAGCGGATGGATGGTGACAATCCTGGCGATTACGCACATCAAGAAACTGAATCGACCGGAACAGTCAATACTTCCAGCACGGGCAACACAGTTACCAGAACCGCTGGCATATTGTTCTATCCGTGGATGGTCGGGAAAACGATCACGGTCAATTCTGTTGACCGTGTCATTGCCACCGTTACAGATATTACTCACTGCACGCTGACCACGGACCCCGGCAATCATACGGGCGTAGCCCTAACTTCAAAATTTGCGAACAACCAATATTCCAATAACAACGGCGATTATGCGTTAGTAGGAACGTCGCAGATAGTGAGCGCATTCGAAGACGGCAAGTTAACGACTGTTGCAGATACCGCTTACACGGCGTTGTTCTCTGACGGCATCATTGTGTACACCACATTGACGGCTGGCCGCACGGTCACACTACTGTCTGCCGTCGGTCGTAAAGGTAAAGAACTCATTATCAAGGACGGTGCGGGCTCGGCGTCCACGCACAACATCACAGTTGACGGTGCGGGCTCGGAGACTATCGACGGTTCGCTGACCTATGTGATCAGTGCGAACTACGGCAAGGTGCGGATCAAGAGTGACGGAGCTAATTGGATAACTCTGTAATGGGAATATGTCAGTAGCAGGCTACAAATTAAGGATCGACGGCGTAACGGTGATCGACGTTGGTAACGTCCTGACGCATGACGTGACCGGCCTCGCGGCGGGTTCGAGTCACGGCTTTGAGGTACTGGCATACGATCAAGCCGGTAACGAATCGGAGTATTGCGATTCTGTTGTCGGATCTACTCTCAGCCCGCCCAGCACGAGTATTTACATCGATTACGATCCGGCCGGCTTGGCACTCGCCAACAACGATCCGATCTCGACGTTGGTTGATTCCGTTGCAGCACGGAATGCGACACAGAGCGGATCGAACCGGCCGACTTATGTCACCAATGCGATCAATACGAGTTTGCCGGCGATCGATTTCCTGAAATCGTCAGCCGAATATTTCAATTTACCGAACCTTTCGGCATTGACTGCGGCGACGAGCCACCTGGTCGTGAAATGCAACGCGGATCCGCCGTCGGATTCAACGAAAAGTGGCCTGTGGAAGATTGGCACAACGACTGACGACACCTATTTTTCTCATGATACGGACGGCATTGTTTATGACGGTTTCGGAACGACAGTTCGTAAAACCGTTGGTGATCCGACGCCATCGCTCGCGTCGTGGCGTATCTACTCGATCCGCTGTGCGGCCGGTGTCTGGACGGCATATCTTGACGGAACACAGATATTCACAACCGCGACAAATACCGTCGGCTTCACGGCCTCACCGACACTTGGACGAGGTGACACGGGCACCAGGTATTTCGACGGCAGAATCGCTCGCTGGATCATTTACTCCGTAAATCAAACGAACACAGATTTTAATAACGCGATCGCATATTTGAAAGCGGTTTACGGAATTGCATAATGCCCGAATTTGACTCGACAACCAGGACAAAGCTCGCGACGCTGAGGGCAGCTCATCCCGACGGTGCCGGCATCGAGGTCCAGGAGCTTGTGCAAATAGACTGGCCATCGCCTGACGGTACGATCTATTACGGGACAACGCAGGTCGATGAGATATCGAGTGTCGCTCCGTCGGTGTCGCCGATCGAGACCAGGCTCGTGCCCGGCGGCGATCCGAATTCCTTTTTGCCTGTTGGCTTGAATGCAACGGTCGGTGATGAGTCTGTAGATCTCGCTTTCAACGATCTTGACGGCGTAATGTCGGATCTCATCGAAACGCACGGCGAGGGCATCAAGGTCTCGCTTTACTATTGGTTTCCCGAGATCGAACTGCTTCTGCCATTATGGTTCGGCCACCTGCAGCACGGTGACGGCGGCGAGGTCGATGTCATCAAATTGAAGGCGGTCCAGGGCTTTCGTGCACAGGACGTTGATGTTCCCGGGCGTCGTCATTATCAGCAGTGTCAGGCCGTCTTTGGCGGACTGCTCGAGACTCAGGTACAGATCGACGAGGGCGATTGCCCGTACAACCTGCAACTCGGCGGCGGCATAGGAAATAACAATCCCGCAACGTCTCTGCCGTGGACGTTTTGCGATCGTAGAGATCTGTCGAGCTGCACCGCACGAGCCGTTGATCCGTTATTCCATCTCTCGCATCTCGACGTCACGACGGTCGTATTAAATCAACAGACTCATGGCGGTAATCTCTATTCATCTTCGCAGGGGAATGAGAACAACCTTGAAGACCCGGTCCGAGTCGTTATGGGCTGGCGGCGGATCTATGACATGAAGGTCATGGAGCTTCGCCTTGACCTTGATAATAATCACCCGAGCGATGGTTTCTTTGCCGCGTATTACGAAGCCGGCGAAGGCCCGATGCCGCTCGATGTGTTTACGAATACAGTCATAACCATCGGCGGAAACGCGCAGCAGGGCACTGGCATTCGTTACGGGTATCGCCGCGGACTCAGAGGCGACAACCAAACACCGGCACCGCTCTCGACGCACGGTTACAGCGGCACCGCTTACATCATTTATTGGTGGGGCCCGATCGATCCGTCGACAGTCGATCCGGCGTCGGCAACGGCGTCGACCTTTGTTAATGGCGGCCTCTCGAACGTCCGCATCTTCGACGATCCGACGGACATCACGTCATATACCGAGGCCTGCACAAATAACCGCGTCTGGCAGATCGCACGGATGATGTGCGACAAACGCTGGGGCTATGGATTTGATTACTCGCGGCTGTCGCTCGACTCATGGATAGACGCCGCGGCCTGGTGCGATGAGTTCGTTAGGTTCACTGACTCGTTTGGCACGAATTGGGACCATTATCGCGCACTCTCGAATGTAGATCTCAACGGCCGCAAGATACAACAGCAGATCGATGACATCTGTATTGCCGGACGTCTGTCGCGGCCTTTCATTTTTAACGGCAAGATCCACATAATGCCGCTTCGTAAATTGACCGATGACGAGCTCGCCGCGTGTCCCGTCTTTACCGACGAGGGCGACTCGCCGAACGTAATTTTCGATGAGCCGGAAGAAGGCGTTTTCAAATCGACGCTCAAGATCGGCCCGCGAAAGTCGGCTCAGGACCTGCCGAACCGTATCGAATGCACCTACGACGCCTCGATAAACGATTTTTTAGAGACTCCGCTCGCTCCCGTCGAGGACATCGACGCCCAGCTCGCAGCCGGCCGCGTCATCGGCGATCACTCGAAAAAGCAGAACATTAAGAAATACAGCCTACTCGGCGTCACCGAAGAGCCGGCAGCGATAAAGGTCGCGTGGTCCATCCTCGATCTCGGAGAGCTCGACCAGGGCGGCCTCAGAAATAATCTGCCGATCACTTTCAAATGCTGGTTCGCCGACGCTCTGCAGCTACACCCGCACAAGGTCATTAAATTCGTAAATGCCGCAAGGCTCAATACGCGGTACGGCTTCACATATTTTCGCATCGCCGCCGATGGCATCAAGCGCGACAACGATCTCACGTACGAGATCACGGCGTGGGCCTATAACGAAGACTACATGGCGACGTTTGAAACAGATCCGGGTTCAGATCCGGGCGGTGGCCCCGGCGATGGCGGTGGCATTGATCCGGGCACAGGCGGCGGCGGGCCCGGAGGCGGTGGTAGCGGCGGCGGCGACGATCACCCGCCTTGTGTATTGCAATTCGGCGACATCACGCTCGTCGACGGTCTGATGCGAATAGATATAGGGAACTGTTAATTATGGCGAGCAATTACGCGGCTTTTAACGTGAATTACGAAACGGTACCGGGGCAGATTTTGTCAGTCGGTGCCGGCGTGTCAGTCAAGATACGCTCCGAAGGCGTAGGCTCGGATGCCGCCGAATCGCCTTTGACGACGGATGCGGACGGTCATATTGCGGCGGGAACGCTGGCGGCAATTGCAGTCGGCCACGTCGTGCATTTTCGCGTCGAGAATTTTAACGGTATGGCATTCAGCGTCTCGCAAACTACTACATAATGGCAGATGACATTGAATTAAGGCGCAGGCTCTCGCCCTCGACATCGACGTACAATATCGCGTTGAGGGGCTTGTCGTCTGCAAATCGCACAACGTCGGTCAGTGCTGAAGTTTACTGGCGTGATCCCAACGACTCGTCATCTACTGGTTGGAAACTATTGGGCGAAGGTGTGGCGGGCGGTTTCGTTCTCGTGCCTTTCGATCCTAAAGGTCGCACTATTGAACTCTCGCTTATCGCCAAAACCGAGAAAGGCTATCGCTCGAGTAGTTTTGTTGACGAAGGCGTTCGGACGCTGTTCACCGTCGGAGCTCCAGCTTTGACCGATCTGACCTTTTCGGCCCCAGATGTCACAGGGACTATTGCAAACAACGGCGGCCACGGTAATATCAATGTCCTTCGTAAACTGTCAACGGATACCGAGTTTTCGGCCATTCAAAGTGTGGCGGATACTGCAACCACATTCACCGATACGCCCGCGATCAATGGCGATTACGAATATAAATTAACGCAGGACGGTCTCGACGGCGAGAGCAATACATTGAACGTCACCGTCACAGGCGGCGGCGGCGGAGCCGGAACACCGCCCGACGGATTGTCAGCAACATTTGATGGCGTCGAGACCGTCAGCCTTTCGTGGACCAATCACGGCGGAACGGGCGCCAACATCATCGAGGCAAAGATCGGCTCGAGCGGCAGCTGGTCGTTCGTCGGTAGCGTTACATCGGGCACCAATACATTCGACGACACCGAGACACGCGGCTCAACAAATTACGTTGTTTATTACCGTGTCTCAAACGAAGATGTCAGCGGCTATTCAAACGAGGACTTCGTAACGATACCGAGGGAGTTTTTATAGGAGGCAAAATTATGGCAGCAACATTTGAATTTGAAGAAGATACCGGCACAGCGACCGGCTCACCAACTAAAGGTACGACACGCACGGCGGCTGTTACTGATATGAACTGGAAAAACTCGGGCGTAAAAACCGATGTTTATTCATCGTTCCCGATCACCGCAGGCAATAACAGCTTTGAGAAATGGCAATTCGGGCATTTCTCGGGAACATTCAACACGATCTTGTCGGGACTGTATCAGCATACATCTGTCGCGCTTACCGATTTTGCGGGCGGCTCGACGCTGACGCTGAAAGGTCAAAAGGCAATGACAGCGGACGGCGACAATCTGACTTACACGACGCCATCAGCGACGACCAATGCCAATTTGACGAAAGATCAAACAGCGACGGCCGCGATCGGTTCGGGTGTAGCAGTGTGGTTCGGGGCAACCGGACCGGAAGCAACAGGCAAGGCCGCAACAATGGCGACTAATCCCTGTTACACGAATTGGCTGACTACGCAGTTGCAGGTTGCCGGCGGCGCGGCGGCGGGCGACACGTCCATTCCCGTTACGACGCTGCAATATCAGGAGAATTAAAATGCCAAAAACTATTGAATTGATGTTCGAGGGCGAGCTGAAAGAATGCCTCGTCACCGTAGATTCGGCGGGCGAGTATGTCTGCTATGCCAAGAACGGCCGCTTTATCAAGTTTCCCGCTGGTTCGGATCTGGACGCATTAGCGGCGGAACATAACGCCGAGAACGGCGAAGTGCCGCTTCCAGCCGAGGAAACGGACGGGCAGGCTGACGAGTTATCGGCCTGGCTTAGTGAATAATGAAAAGTCCAGATTATCTATTATTCGTCGCGACATTCGCGGACGGCTCGCAAATATTTCAGAACGCCGAGGATGTTGGGCAATGTGAAGGCAAAAACTGCTATTTCGATGTCTTGCAGAAAGAGCTTGACGTGCCTCTCATTTGCTTCGTACGTGGCGGCGAAGGTTATCCGACTATTGGCGTTGACCTACGCGACGGCCATTTTGAAATAAACGGCATCCCGTTCTTTCTACACGAAGAACCACTGAAAGACTTCCGATTATTCCAGACAAGACATGTTACGGCCCGTCGTGCGATGCCGTTCAATGCTCCACCCGAAGATAGTCTCGAACACGGTTATATTCTTGGGTGGGAAACCGAATATCAAGGCGAGATAGTGAAACGAGTGATCAAGATCTAACAGATGGCAGCACCGAGTTTTATAGCGGCAGGCGCAATCACCGTCGATACATCCGGCGGCGCTTCGACGACTCCGACACCTCCGACGCATCTAGCAAATGATATTTTGATCGCTCTCGCGTGGAATGAAGGCGGCGCAACGCTCGTTACGGCCACGGGTGGATGGACAAAGATAGACGAGCAAGCGGCCGGGGGTGTAAATGCTTTTGCGCTGTTCTGGAAGCGGGCAACTGCCGGAGGAACGGCAGGTCCTACCATCACAGCAGCCGCTACCGACCAATGGGCAATTTGTTTCGTAGTTCGGGGATGTGTAACGACCGGGACGCCGTTCGAGGCTGGCGCATTCCAAACGAGGGGAAATACAACCCAGCCCACGATCATAGCGATTACCACTTTAGGAGCAGATAGACTAGCGATGGGAGTCGTTGCCAGATCGGGCAGTGATTCTTATTCAAGTGGCAACCCTCCGTCTGGATGGAATGCATCATTTAGCGTCTCAAGCGCGTCGGGAACGGCTGCATCTTTCGACGCGATAGACAAAACTTACGCAACCGCGACGACCACGGCCAGTGTGGTGACGGGTACACTTCCCTCGACGCAGGTCTGGACCGAGTACACGCTGGCATTTATTGGGACTACCTCGAACACCACGCAGAACCAGACGATCACCGGCCTCGCTCGTGTCACTGCCACAGCGAATCAAACCCAAACAGGCAAGGCGAATATCCGGGCAACTACAACGCAGACCGTCACCGGCAAATCCCGCGTCCAGACAATTCTCACAAAGACACAAACCGGCCTCGCACGGATAACTGCTTCGGTTCTGAAAACGCTCACAGGCGTTGGCAACATCAGGGCAACAACGATAAAGACACAGACAGGCGTTGCTCGTGTTCAAAGAACCGTAACTCAAACGATCACCGGCAAGGCATCCGTCGCTCAGTCAGCTTCACAGACGATTACCGGAAAGGCGCGTATAACGGCTACGACGCTTCAAACACAGACCGGACGAGCAAACATCCGCACTACTACCACGCAGACGACCACCGGTCACGCACGTGTTCAGACGATACTATTAAAAACGATCACAGGATTGTCGCGTATCCAAAAGGCAGTCAATGCCACGATCAATGGCGTATCGCGAATACAGAAGATCGTATCCCAAACGATCACGGGTAAATCCCGAGTCCAGACTGTCGTTAGCAAAACTCAAACCGGAGTTTCTCGCGTTCAGAAAGCGGTATCGCAGACCATCACTGGCGTCGCTAATATCGTCCTTTCAATAGTTGCCACGAACCGCACGATCACGGGTAAATCTCGGATACAGGCCACAACTACTCAAACAATCACTGGAAAGTCTAATATCCGAGCAACCACGACCCGAACTGTCGCCGGCCTCGCTCGTGTCCTGAATGTTCTCAATAAGACGCAGGCAGGGAAATCTCGCGTGCAACGAGCGATCACGCAGGACCTGCTCGGGCGGTCGCGACTGCAGGCACCTGCTATTCAGATCGTGCAGGGTAAAGCAAATATCTTAGGTACGACTCAAAGGACTATAACGGGCGTTGCCCGTATCGTCATACCATATGTCGTCACGGCGCCGCTGGCATTTGATGTCAATAGTGGTAAAACACGGATCGATCTCGGCACCGGCCAGACCTTCGTAGATGTGAATTCGGGCAAGACATTTATCGACGTAAATTCAGGAGATCCTCCGGAGTAAGATCATGGCAAACTATATACATTATCGAAAGATCGGCGTCACCAGCGGAACGATCACCGGCACGCTGTCGGACGCTAATGGTCCGGTCGCTCTCACCGGCTGGACGAATCTCAAGATCGTCGCCTTACACCCAGACACCGAGACCGAGAAATTCAACCACGCCATTACGCCCGACGGGAATCAAGTCACAAACCCCGGCGTGTTTTCTTATCAACCTATTTCGACCGACGTCGACACCCGCGGCGAGTTCAAACTCTTTTTCCGTGGCACCGATCCCGCCGCTCGCGTCCGCGAATTCCCGATCGACGACCCGGACGGCACCAAGGCTTTCGGCAGCTGGATCGTCTACTAATTTTGCCCTTGTGTGCACTAACTGTGCATCGCCCAAAAAGAAAAGGCTTAGCCGAAACGCTAAGTCTTTTGTTTTCTGGTGGCCAGGGACGGAATTGAACCGCCGACACGCGGATTTTCAGACGCCGCGAGCGTCTTTCAGCGTGCCGCGAAATGTAACGTTGATATAAGTCCGGCCCTTACCGGTTCCCTTGGAAACGCGGATCAGATACTTGCGGTCGCCGAGCTTTTTAATTTGAGCCACTTAAAGATTTACCGGATAGGATTCGAGGACGATGAGGTCTGTCCACGTATCGCCCAACTCGTAGCCTTCAAACTCACCGCTCTGTAAATCGGCTTCGGTAACAATTCCTTGCTGTTCTATCACCTCTGCAATCTTCATCGATTCTAGGTGGACCGGCTGTTTCGAAAGTTTTTCCATTGACCTAATGCTCTCGGATTTGAACACAGGTAGTGCCTCTAACGAAGCGGTTTCTCCATCAATGGTAACCATCTCTGACGACACCCACATCATACAGGCGATTTTCTTTTTATCGGCTGTCCGGCCCGTTGCTCTTAACTGATATTTCTCTACATTATCGTTCATATTTACGTTCGGCTAGTTTTTTGATCTGAGCCATTGAGAACTGATGCCAGGTGCCTACTCTGCGACCAATGGGACAGCTTCACCATCCAAAGCAGCAACCGCCGCTTTGATTAATATCTCTATATCAGCATCGCGGTCGGCCGTAAATTCGACCACATCGTCTGCATTACGTCGGGCGCGCCAAACCCAAGTATCTCCCTGTTTTCGCCACGTGGTAATCGTTATACCTGTATCAGTAAAAGCATACGTCATTCCGCCAGCCCCCCATTCTGAAACCATCTCTGCAAACGCCGTTTGTCGATCCGAATCGTGCGTTTCCCGAGGACGATCGCTGGAAAGCCGTTCGTCTCGCGGTCGTGCACGAGGGCAGTGATCACAGATTTGTCACAATCGCACAACTCGGCTGCCTGATCGATGGTGATCAGCTCAGGCTCAATGGACACGCCAACAAGACGATCCTCGACTATCTGCTCGACTAATTCTTTTATTGCTGTTTCGATTTGCATGCTCGCCCTCTATGGGGCGAGCGATGGCGGATTGTTGGCTTGCAGCTACAAATTACCGCAGATCGAGATAGTGTGTCAATTACTTGCCGAGAAAATCTTTGAGAAACTTTTTAGTCAGCGATAAAGACGGCCACTGCAATGCTGATTCTTTACTGTCCGACCATGCGACAACCTTTCGTTTGTCGCGATAGAAATACACGTCGAGCTGGCCGCTGATCATCGACAATTGAGCCGACGTCACTAGTTTTCGTTCGTGAGGCTCCGCATACTCAATAAAAAAGTCTGCATCGTCGGCCCGGTTAACCTGGACGAGCTCGGAATGATCTTTCAATGCTTTCAGGATCTGTTTTGTATTCTGTGCGTCGGCGACAATATAGAACTTCGTTTTGCCTTTAATATCACTGAGGGAACCGCGATCGGGCAGCTCGCTCTGGGCAAACGCGGCTGCGGCGAGTGCAATGATGAATAACGGAATTAGTTTTTTCATGGGGCGATCCTCGCTTACGGCTATATCGATAAGCATTCTGTGGCTTGACGGTTCCAAATTAATAAGCACCTGCTCGCTCTTTTTCCCAGTAGCCCGCGACATATCTCTCTTATATCCGAGTATTTCGCGTATTTCTACGATATCATACATATTCTCCCATTGACAACATATGTTGAATATGCCAATATATCCAGCGTCATGGCAGAGAACGAACCAAACACAAACAAAATACAGGCCGGCGTCAAGATGGATCCGGATCTTTTCGCAATTGTCGAGCAATTTCGCACTGAAGAGGACCGAAGTATGTCCAACATGATCGAACGGCTTCTAAAGACGCACCCTCGCATTCAGGAAGTGCTCGAAGCCGAGACGGTTGCGACCGCAAACTAAAAGTTCGGAGAGCTTGCAACTCCACGCTGACCGCGAATAACAAGCGAGATCAAGGGGCAGAGTTGTCGATATTTTCAAGGGGAGAGCGATCGGCGGAGTGGCTTGCACCTTTTCTGAACGATTCGCTTTGACATTCGGCGCAATAGTGCTCGCCGGGTAAACGGGACGGGCCCGAGTTCCGACTTGACTTCATAGCTTGGGCCCTTTCGTTTGAATTTTTCGAGCAGGGGCGGAGTATCTCATAGTTCTGTGTTTTTCCTTCAATTAGGGCGGTGAACGAGTAACCGCCCACTTTTTGAGAAATTATGTACCACAGCAAATTTAACGGATTACCGATCGAGGAACAGCGAAGATTGCGGGCACGCGGAGCGGCAAAGCTCAAGCGGGTCCAGCAATACAACGATCTGAGAGTGACATGCGGATGCCGATTCTGCTGCGAGTGGAAATCGTCGACCGTCGGCAAGGAATGGATGAAATATTTATGAGACGGGAAACGAAATTAAAGATGGCGATCCTTTGGTTCGCGGCTTCGGCGGTGATCTTTATGGCCGGCTACGCTCAGGGTACTCACGACATGATGGCGACGGTTCAGGAATTTCTTAAATGAGCGTCGAGGATCTACAGATAAAGCGGGCACAGGTCCGGAGCGAGTTTGACGGCCTTTCGTGGCGTTATCGCCGACTCGGTGAACGTCTCGACCGCCTGGCTAAAGAGATACAAGACCTCGGTATCGAGATCACGGTCACCAAACTACTGCGAGAAGATCCGGAAATTACAGCCAAGATCAGGCCGCTAAAAATGGAGATCGTAGATGCCTAGTTTGCCCGCCAATATTCAGAGAGCCGCTTCTTTCTTGTGGCCCGTGACTGTGCTGATCATGGTGCCGCTCATCGTCTGGAATATCTGGAGAAAGAATCGATGACCGGGCAAGCGACCATCTTCGACGCGATCGCGGCACGCGAGGCAGCCGAAGCGGGAATAGAACTCGCGGCGACGAACAATCGCCCACTACTTGAGATCGCCCGGCGTCTGGCAGCGGAGCTCGGACGCCGGCAACGGTTCGTGACGGCCGACGATGTTCAGCGGATATTGATCGATCGCGGCTATCAGGAATCGCAGCTCGGCAACGCAGCCGGCTCAGTCTTTCGCGGACGCCAGTGGAAATGGCATGGCCAGACTGTGAAATCAGAACGCGTTGCGAGCCACGGTAGATTACTGCGAGTTTGGGAGTATACAGGGGATTAATCCAGGCGGGTTCGGGTATGGCATGTCAGGGTGTGTTTGGGCGAGGTTTGTTGTGTCGGGGCAGGCAAGGGGGATCGACGTCGCGGTCGTTAAAACGCAAATCAAAACTAGGAGGCCAAAATAATGGCTACAGCTACAAAACAAGTCGTGGAGCAAATCGTGATTCCACGAATCGATATTGAGGTTATGACAATTCCGATCGCGAGCGATTCACCGTTGATCATGCACCGTTGGTCCGAAAAGGCCAAGAAAGAAATGCTAGATAAACAAATGAAAGTCGCTAAGAAAGGAAAGGATGCGAAAGATCCTGAAAAGGATTTTGAAAGTTCGATCTATTACGACTCTGACGGCGACTTTGCGTTTCCGAGCGTGGCATTCAAGAACTGTGCAGTGAGTGCCTGTCGATTTACCGATGGGACCAAAATGACGGTCGCTCGCGGAGCATTTCATGTAACGGGCGAGTTCGTCAAGATTCTCGGCGACAAGCCGACGCCTCGCGAAGATATGGTTCGTGTGGGTATGGGAACCGCTGATCTTCGTTACCGTGCCGAGTTCAAGAACTGGGCAGCCCAGATACAGATTTCTTTCAATAGACACGCTCTTTCGAAAGAGCAGATCGTCAATCTCTTTAACCTCGGTGGCTTTGGTGTCGGTATCGGTGAATGGCGACCGGAAAAGAACGGCCAGTTCGGCCGCTTTCACGTCGCAATGGAGGGCGAAGCATGATCTACACATTCAAAAACAATAAATACAACGCCGACCCGCAAAAAGTTGCCGAAGAACTTGAGCGAATCCGAATTGAGAACGGCCAGCAGCTCCGAACAAAGGATGTTGTTGTTCAGGCATCGGCGGAAGATTCTCCACTTCATCCATGCTTTACATGGGACGACACGGCGGCGGCTCATAAATACCGAATGCATGAGGCCCGCGAGCTTATTCGTTCGATCGTCGTCCTTAAAAACGAAACTGACAAACCAACTCCGGTTTATTGGAACGTGATCATAAAGAAAACTGAAAACGCAACCGCTGAACAGTTTTATCAAAACACCACTGTGCTGATGAAGCGTCCTGAGGAGTACGCGTCCGCTTTACGTGGAATTCTTGGAGATTTGACGGCGGCCCAAGCCGGGCTTGAACAACTTCGGGCACTGGCTCCGAAGAAAGACAGGTCAAAGGTTAGCTCGGCATCTGATCATATTTCATCGGCCCGCCAAAGGCTCGATGAAATTGCACCCGGCTAGGTTTGGCTGGGCAGGTATGGATGGGCGCGGCAGGGCACGGTGCGGTGCGGTGTGGCGCGGCTTGGCTGGCGGGCTATGGCGGGGAGGGCTAGCCAGGGCGAGGCTTGGCGGGGCGAGGCGAGGTTTTTATGAATAATAAACAACAAACAACACGACGAGATTTTCTAAAGGCGGCATTATACGGAACCGTAGCGGGTGCGGTGATTGTGAATGGTCCGGTCATTGTGAGATCCACACCTTTAAGCAGGAGCATTGACCACATGCGTCAAGCCACAATCGCATTGCAGCAAAAGATCAACGCAGCGAAGCCGGGCGATGTTCTGACTAGAGGGATGCAGCAATCACCCGAATCAATCGGCACCGCTATTTTGAAACAAGCGGGACGTAGAAGATGACTGAGGACCTGCTCGCATTGGTGACGCTTATCGCGGTTTGGAAGATCGTCCAGGTCTGGACATTGAAATACAGACTCGGCGTTAAGACCAAAGAACTAATCATTGTCGAGGCCCAGCGGGATTGGGCGAATTGCATTGTTATTGACCGCATAAACTACGACGCGCCCGCGGCCTCAAAAACAGAATGGCCCGACGAGATCAATTGATGACCATCGACGAAGCAATATTCATCGCGGTCAACATCGCTTATAAGCATTACGGCGGCAAGGGCGAAACAGAAGTCCGAATACTAAGAGAAAGGGAGCACAAAATAAAAAATGACGACGGCACTAGCAAAACAACAAGACGCAGCACAGACGCTCGAGCAGGTATTATTAACGGGCGATCTAAAAAATCTCAAACCGCAAGAGCGGGTACTTTATTACAAGCAAACCTGCGAAAGCCTCGGCCTCAATCCTCTAACAAAACCATTTGAATACATTACGCTCAACGGCAAGTTGACGCTGTACGCTCGCAAGGACGCTACGGATCAGCTTCGCAAGGTCAACGCCGTATCAATCGAGAAGCCGGACATTCAGCAAATCGATGATCTGATCATCGTCACCGTGTCTGCCCGAGGATCCGACGGCCGTATTGATTCGGACATTGGCGTCGTCAAGAAAAACGATATGCAGGGCAACATTGCCAACGCATTGATGAAGGCGGTCACGAAAGCTAAACGCCGCGTCACCCTGTCAATTTGCGGTCTCGGGATGCTCGATGAGACTGAGGTTGAAACGATAGCGAATGCCTACCCGCATCCGGCGACAAAAGGGCAGTTGATCGAAGAAGCAAAAACTGCAGCCGAATCACAGACCGAATTAGAACACGTTGACACCGACGAACGCCTTTCCGATCTATCCGAGATAAAGACCATCTGTAAAGAACTCATGGCAGCCGGTGACGATGTGCCGTGGATGACCAAGAAAGTCCTTTGCGATTACGCCGGCCAGTTGTTTGATATGGATGTTAAATCCAACGACGACCTGACGAAGGAACAGGTACGGGTATTAAAAGAGGATCTTCACGAGCGACTGGACGGGCTTCGCTAATAAGACGCATGACCGAGCCTCGCACGATCAATCTCACGCTGCCATATCCGCCGAGTTCAAACAGATATTGGCGTTCGCGAGTGGTGAGGCTGAAAACGACCGGGAAATATGCGGCGATCACATACCTATCGGAAGAGGCAAAGGACTTCAAGGCTAAAGTCGCAGAGCGTTACCAGGGCATGCAAAAGCCATTGCTCGGTGACGTCGCAGTGACTGTAAAGGTTTTTCGCAAGATCAAGGCCGGTGACTATCACAACCGGCTTAAAGTGCTTTTTGATGCTCTCGAAGGCATTGCCTATATCAACGACAGCCAGATCGTCGAAGAGCACTCATTTAGATTCGACAGCCCGACAAATCCGCGGGTCGAGATCGAGATCAGAGAATTAAACACAGTCGCGGAATTATTCCCGGCAGAGATCTTAGAAAAGTCAGACATTCCATTTTAGGAGACAAAAATAACTATGCCAAGAAACGGTGCAAACGCAGCAACGGAGCAGACCGAGGTTTTATTCGAGGAAATGAAGCCGGTTGCCCAGAAGTCGATCCCCGAGCTCGCGACGGAGATATTGAATTACGAATCGTACAAACGCGAGCGCATGGACGCTCTCGAAAAAGAGGTCGAGGCGAAAGAAAAGGTGACGGGCTTGATGCGTGCGAACCGCGACGAGCTCGCTTTCGATCCGCGGACCGGTATTCACAGCTATCGCGTCAACGATTATGTCGAGGAACTTATCCCAGGCGAGGAAAAGCTCAAATCCCGCAGAGTGTCGGACGACGATGAATAACACGATCACCTCAATGCTTTCAAAGACGTCGATGAATCCATATAGGAAACGTACGCGGCTCTATTTCGAACGTCTCACACAGGAGCAGCAAGCCTATCTCGAGCGAGGCTTTGAGCGGCATCGCCGGGCTTGCGAACACCTCGGCGTCGCCATCGAAAACAGCTGGGTCGACGAAGCGATCGCAGACATGATGATAGATATCAAACTCTCACATGGCTAAACCTTACGAAGACGAATTCGACTGGGACGCTCTTATTGCTGACACCTTGGAGCTTTCGGTAGATGCTTTAGGGGCATGGATCAGATGTCTTTATAAGATGCGAATCTCGCCGATTTATGGCGAGCTTTCAATGCCGCTTGCTAACTACAAAACTCTCTTCGGAACGACTGTCACGCAAACGTCACGCATTATAAGCGAGCTAATTGCGCGCAAAGTTGCGGACACTGTCACGGAGCGTCCGATTTTGTCACAAAAAAGTCACGCAAACGTCACGCTCAGAAATCGCCGAATGTATCGCGTGTATAAACGACAAAACGCCGATAAACAAAGGCAAAAACGGCGTCGCGAGAAAATAGAGGCCGATTTGTCACGCAAACGTCACGGTGCTGTCACAAATAGCGATTCTCAGTCCCCTCTTAAGAGTATTAAGAGTTTAAATAAGAACACTACTAAGAAAAGAAAAGAAGAGGATCCGCGCTCAAAACATCCGGCCATCATCACGGTTCACGAGATCATGACGATCTATCCGAAGAAGGCTCTTTGGGACCGAATCATTCGCGAGATAGGCGAAGAACCGGACAAGGAATTTCTCAGGGAGTCGTTCGAGCTGTGGGTGTCGGTCAACGGCAATCCGATGAACCTGCAGAAATGGTTGCTTGGGCCAAACGCGACAGGGAAGCTTCCAGAAGTTTATGGGGAGAAATCAAATGGAACAGGTAAGCAATTTACTAAACGAACAGATGCAGACGTTAAGCGAGAGTCCGAGGCCTTTATCCAAAAGAAGTTCGGTCTCGCCTGAACAAAACGTAGCTCTTTGGAAACTCATAAACCGTTCGCGGATGCTCAATGGCTGGACGACCAAGACCGCCGAAGAACTGGACGACACGATCGAGACCTGGGGTGAGATGTTCAATCACTATCAAATACCGACTTCGGTATATCCCGACCTTTACCTTCGCGGCTTCGATGCCCGACAGCGAAGGATGAACGCCGGCCAGGATGTCCCGACTATGGACTGCACGTTACTTGTCAGCCAGTGGACCGGCGAAAACGGACTCCAAAAAGAGTTGCGCGAGAAAGCTAAGATCGCTGCCGACCGGCAAATAGCGCAAGGAGGCGAACCCTGTCCCGACGAATTACGGGAGCAGTTCGAGAAAATGGGAGTGAAAATATGAGTTGGAGCTATCGAATTATCAAATATGCAGACGACGATGGTTATGGGCTTCACGAAGTTTACTACGACGCTAACGGGGAAGTTACAGGATGGACCGAGGACCCGTCAGTAGTTGGCGATACCGTGAAGGAACTTATCGAATCCTTAAAGATGATGCGAATCTGCGCAAGGCATCGACCTGTTTTCGAAGAGGCAGAATTAGAAGCGAAAGCGAAATATTGGGAAGGCGTTATAAGACTCGCACCGCAGAATATCAAGGACGTGTGTGCGGTAGCGTGGGGAATCGGCTTCGACGCTGGTCATCAAGCTGCTCAGTCTAGTTGGGTACGGATCGAGTCAGAAGCGGACTTGCCGAAAGAGGATGGGCATTACAACTGGATTCGCCAAGACGGTTCTATCGAGGAATTTAAGTTTTGGACGACCGCTCCCGGTTACGATTGGATCGTAAGAAACTATAAGGCTTACATTCGCGTTCCCGCCTACGACCAGACGGACGGTACGTTAGCAGCAGGAGATTGAAAATGAACGAACTAGAAAAAGCGGCTAAAGGATTTTGCGTTAGCTATTTTATGATGCACCGATTTACTGACATGGCGATCACTCATGCAATGATGTCAGACTTCGCTCGCGAACAGATAGCACCTTACCAGTCTCGTATCGAGAAGCTGGAAAAGGCGCTGGAGCATTATGCCGACGAGTCACAATGGAAAGCACTTCCGCTTTCGGTAAACGCTCAGTCGTACCGCCCTACCGGACGCAGACCTCACGCACACGGCTACGAAGTCGCACGCGAGGCTCTAAAGGACTAGCCGAACGCGAGGGAGATTGAGTTATGGGCGACGCGCAAATGCATGGGTTTGAGGATGGGGACTATTACGACGACGAATCGAATTGGGCGAAACTCGCGAACCCAAAGGAGGAGAACTAGAGTATGACGACAGGCAAAATTGAATTTCAGCAGAAATGTATGCGATGCGGATTTAGTTACCCAAACACGTTGTCACATGACTGTAAGCCAAAATATCGAGCCGTTGGTGCGTCCATAGGAACGGAAGTCACAGTTTGCGTGAACTGCGTCCGCCTACAGGCCGAAAACCAAGCTCTGCGATCACAAGTAGAGGCGTATGAGAAAGCGTTGAAGGTTTATTCACAGCAGGCGAACTGGAAGCACGTCGATGGATGGCCGCAATTATTCCATCGCGAAATTTGCGGATATAGCATCGCTCAGAAGGCATTAAAGGCGACCGAGGGAGTTTGATTTATGCGCCTCTTTACCGTTGCCAGACGGGTTCCAGATGGTACGTCCCTGCCGAATAGATCATCGCTTCGAACAGAGAATAAGGCAGTACGAGAGGCGCTCCAATTTAGTGTGACGGGAACACCCGTTGAGTGCCGAGCAACGCGCTCGGGTTAAGGCGCAGGTTGGGTCCTTCCTGGTGTTTTGAATTTCGAGGGTATCGCACGAC